GCAACAGATAGGGATACAGAATGTTTCAAATTAAAGTGACCGAAACCAACGGTAAGCAGTGGAACTTTGACCAAGTAGACGCCGACACTGTAGAAGTTTGGACAAGTGTGACGGGCAATGATGGCGATTGGTTCCAATGGGGAACGATTCCATTCCACGAGGCAATCGTTCAGGTATCGGTATTGGCAGGAAACGCAAAGCGCAATTACTAAGCCGAAAACCCGTGAGGGTTCTACGGGGAATAGTCTCCCCGTACTGATGAGGCAGACACTTCACACCATGAAAGGGTGACACAATGTACCGTAAAGACTACGAGGCAATCGCTAAAGCGTTGCGAACATACACAGAAGACATAGAGGCAACGGGAGCCACAATGGATACCCGAATCCGCCTAGACACATTGGAAGATGTGGTGGAAATACTTGCCGAAGTGTTTGAAGCAGACAACCCCGCATTTCAGCCCGCCCGATTTCGTCAGGCGTGCCGATAATGAAAGCATGGTCACGGTACATCGTCACACAATGGCACGACGAAAAACCCCGAAAAAAAATGTACGTCTACACGAACGAGGTGGACGACCAACGAGTCACGGGACAAGTGACAACAGATGACTACCGATTCCCTAGCACTAGCGCATGGTCACGAACTATGGCGGATAGGTGGACATGGACAGAGGTCACTATCTAGAAAATGTTTCACGTGAAACATTGGGGCTAGACCGATTAGGTCGGCAAGGGTTCACGACCCTACTAGCCCACTACCCCACAACGGGGCACAACAGAAAAGGACAACACGATGAAAAAGTACGAGACATTTAGCGAACGTCTGTTCGCTGAGGCGAGACTATGCCGAAATCTAGGAGACATCAAGAAGGCGGAGGCGTGGGAGCGTCAAGCGCAACACGAAAAAGCCTACGAAGATAGGCAGGCAGGCGTGGCGAGGATTCTAGAACTAATCGCACAGAAAAAAGCAGTGTGAGTAGAAAGGTTAGGACAATGAAAGCACCACGACAGGGTATCCACTACCTATGCCACCTAACGGGAAACGGTACGAAATGCTACGAATGGATAAGTAAAGAAACGGGGACAACTAAACAATGGAATGGGAGCCTATGGGAATGGCGCATACTGTGGGCAGATGATGTCACGGTACTGCCAGCAGATTACGCAAACACTACAGCGTGACGAATGTCACAGAAGAAATACTTGACAACTAAGAACTAACACGATATCGTGTTACACATACCACTAGAAAGGGTAAACACAATGACAATAATCGCAAGAATCAGAACAGAATCGGACATTGACAGTGGACTATTCGTTAGAACATTTGACACAATGAAAGAGGCTGAGACATTTAGCGACAATGCGTTAGGTAAATGGACAGAATCGGGACAAGTAAAACTCATATCATTATTTGACAGTGAAAGTGGCAACAGTTCAGAATGGGAACTAGAGAAAGGAAACTAGACCAATGAAGATTACAGCATCGCAAACAAGGCTACTTGTTCTCACTGAGAACCAATACCAACTATTGGTGCAGGCAGTAGAACTAGCACGTGCATCTTATGAAGGCGTAGAAGAATGGAAACAAGAAGAACGAGTGTTCGCACGATTAGGCGAACAGATAGAAGGACAATAGGACAATGCTCACAACACTCAACAAATACTGCTCACGATGCGATATGGAAACGCCCGAATATAGAGCCTCATACCGTACCGATATGTTTGCACCCCATTGGTCCACCCCTAACGGGGAAGAATGGTTACAAGATATCTGCCATGAATGTCGGGGACATTTAGAAGATATGGCAGACGATGGGGTTATATGGTCACTAGTTTATCAGCGCCGATTCACTACAACTAAATGCCACTATGAAAGGGTAGGAAAATGACATATTACCAAGCGAACACAGAATGTGAAGATATTATCTGTGATACGTGTGGGGAGACACGTTGGGAAACTCACCCCAAATATGGGTCTAACGTGGATAGTAGACTAGAAGAGGCAGAACGTACTGGCATACGTTGGTCTTGGGATGTTATCTACTCTTCTAACCCCGTCCCGTGTTCAATCTGTGGACATATGACTAAGTGACGAATGTCACAGAAGAAATACTTGACATTGGTACAGATACCCTGTATCGTGTTACACATAGCCAATAGAAAGGGAAACAAAATGGCTACAACAAAATACACAATCCACAAGATAGGGACACCGAAACTAGCACTACCAAATACCGTTGGGTACTGGTCTAGCGAATGGTGGGATAACGAGAACGGGTGGGGACATAAATCTACCGCCACAGTATTTGACACAACGGACTACAACCTACCGCTAGATGGTGAATGGGTAGAAATCTACATAGAAGAAACAAGGAAATAGAAATGGAAACAGAAATGGAAACACAACCGAGAAATATTTGGGAGTTCTTAGAAGATGAAACTATCTTCCACCCAACAGAAACGAAAGCCTTGTTTGAGTGGTCGCTGAACTACGACCACCAAGACCGACCTTTCAACCTAATGCTAGACCTAATCGGGTGGAGTTTAGACAACTACGGACACTCAATGTCTGGAGGGGTGAGGCTTGGATACTTAGAGGCTGACTATTTGGGTGACGCTCTAAAGGAATGGGCAGACCACCCCCAACAAGTAGAGGATTGGATTACAGACCTTATGAATTGCGAGGGATAGAAATGAAAACTAAAAGCAAGAACGAAATCATCACACAGAAATTGTGGGTACTAGCAAATAATTTCTACCATCATTCACCTACTGGATATGTGGATGGATATGAAATGCCACTGCCATACGCTAAGAAATTGGTGGAGGGCATGATTAAAGATTTATCGGAACTACTAAAAGAAATAGAAGGAGAATAGAAATGGAAACATACGAAGTAACACGGGACGGGCGAACGCTCGCCACATTCCGAACAGAGGGAGAGGCGTGGGCGTACTTACTTAGATACCAAAGCGCAAGCGTTGGTCATGCCGTAGCGCACGAGGGGTACGACATTATCTACCCCAATGGTACGGGTCTAAAAGGAATTGAGATGGGGGCATAATGAAACTAGATAAACACACAGCAACCAACCTACGCATAGCGTTCACAATTTATTCGCAAGGTAGGAACGGGTCGTACTGGCTCAACAAAGCACAGCATGATTGGGAACAGCGCACCAACGGTGAACCGATTTCTAGTGAGGTATGGCAAGAGGTTCGTGAGATGGTCGCTAAGGAGTTCCCTGAGGTGGTCAGTAGCAACAAGAAACTTTACGAGTGGCTGAACGGGGATGTGGCGTGATGGAAACGAAAGAAAGAATTATCTTGAACGAGTGCCACGTATGTGGTGAACCTCACACCCTGAACCGTATGGTTCACAAGTGGGATTACTCCTACTGCCTCACTTGTTGGCAGACAATAGACAAAATCGTTACGGACTTTAATAAAGAAATGGAAACAAAATGATTCCCGATAGCGAACATAACTTGATAGCAATCATGTGGTTTGGGATGGCGTTCGGCTCTATCTTCCTACTGATTTTGTGGGAAGCATGGCGAGATGTCAAGCGTGACCATAGGCGTGGTTCTTACCATCGTCACCCATCGCAAAGAAAAGATTTGTATCACAACCACAATCGTGGTACGGTACAGAAGTAATCCATTGAGAAAGGAAATAGAAATGGGTACACAAATAGAAACAATGCAAGAGCACGAGGCAATTGAACTGTTCCACCAGATGTGCGGGAAGTTTGGTTGGGTCGGGTGCATCTTCACCGAGGATGATATCCGTCAACGTCTTGAGGATAACTACTTTAATGAAAAAGAAATAACCAAACTGATTGAGAAGATTCAGTGGACACGCTCGTGGCGTAAAGGAATGGATAACGCCATGAACGAGGCAGGTAACGAGATGCTTGATGAAGCAATCTACGAAGCAACGACGGGAGAAACAGAATGAACATTATCGTTACAGCACAGGTCACATACGAGATGACCGATGTAAAAGATATAGAGGAAGCGGTACAACGTTTTCAGGACGCTCTCTACAGGGGGACGTTTGACCAAAGCAAACAGTACATCGGTACTAAAGAAATGTTCATCACGGAGATGACTGATGACGGGACATTCATGGAAAGCCCACAGATGTGGGAGATTGAGGAAGTAGCATGAAACAACTAACAGTAGAGGACGTATCACCAAAGGCGGTACGGTCAGCACAACTATGGCTAATGGGATACCTAGCCAACACAACAGATACCAACGCAGAGTATGACGAATGGAACCATAGTGACGGGTGGGATTTAAACCTCTATCACATTGGCGACACAGTACGAGTGAGTGCCTATGTCGTGGACAATGGGGAGACTAACGGTAGCCGTTGGGTGTGCGTAGCAGAGGGCACTGTCAAGCCACAGGATGACTCTCTCATCAACGCATACAGGGAACTAGCCTCGCAAATCCTAGGGGGTAGATAATGAACGGGACATACGAGATTGAATACCACTCAGACAAATACCACTACGGCATGGACACTGAGACTGTCACCGTTGATGGCAGGTCTGCCCGTCAGAACCGTACACCTGAGTGCCTGATTGCATACGCCCGTGAACACGCTGTTGCTCGTGGGTGCTGGAGATTCCGTATCGCACAGGTAAAGGTGAAACACATCACAGCCAGCAAGATTGAGGGCATGGTTACTCATCTCATCTATGAGGAACAACTATCCCGTGAGGAGTACGTGGCATGAGGGTTGCACCGTTACTGACAGTACGTAACAACCTTGCCACGCTACGCCGTATCCGTAGGAGACACGCTAAAAGGTATGTGATTGCCCGTAATAGCCCAAGGTCGCAACAGTATTACTGTATGCAACTGGATGGATACCGTTGGACTGCCGTCAAGGAACGGGCTACCATCTTTCGGGGGCGTGACGCTGTGAACAACGAGATTGAATCCACATGGATGCAGTACGAAAGTAATTACACCATAGTCTCTTTATAAAATCTGCTATCATAAGTAACGAACCCCCGCCTTGTCTCCCCTTCCGAGGTCGGGGGTTCACTTATGTCCTGATACGGGCAGGTATCTGCTCATCCGCTAAGGCGTAGCGTTCCTTCGGGGTTTTCCCACCGAACATCCCGTACCTACAACGCTGTCCACTTTCCTCACGCATGGCGAACGCTAAACATTCCTCCCGTACAGCGCAACGATTACAGAACTTCAATGCGTCACGATACACACTGTCTTGACCGCCAGGATTTTCGGGGAACATCACAGTGTATGGTACGCCCCTACATTCGGCTCGTTGTTGCCATGCTGGTCGGTCTTGTATCACTTTTTCTTCTTCCGTTTTGATTGTTGCAAGTCGTACTTGGCTTGCGTTGTTTTATTTCTATGGCATACACACGGACAGGTGTCGTGTGTGCGCTGGTCATACACCGTGATTGCCCTTAGGATTGTTCCGCAGTGTGTACAGTCAGGATGTGAACGGGTGAACTCCCATTGTTCAGCCACGATAGTTCGGCATGTTCTTTTCTACTTCTTCCATGATGCGAGGGTCTTCATAGAGGCGCAGGATGTGGATACATGGGTCGTCCCCGTCATCCCACATGTCTAGTTCCCTGTCGGACATGGGTATCCCGTCATGGGTGGAGCAAACTGGTGGGGAACAAAAGCCATGTTCCCTACCAATCGCAAGCCAGTCATCAAACGTCATCAGAATGGTTCTTCATCTGTGAAGTTTGACGATGGCATTGGCTTACCAATCATGCCTGTCTTCGCTACTGTGTCGCTGGTCTGGTCACGAACCCATGCGTTCCAACGGCATGACACACCCACTTCATCGGCAATCAACTTGGTTGTCTTGCCTGTGGTGCCGTCCTTCTTGGTGAACTCCTCTTGTTCGTAGCGTCCCGTGATGAGAACGGTAGTTCCTTTGGCGATGCTGTTCGCTACGTTTTCTGCGACCTTGCCGAACACGATGACGTTGTGCCATGTGGTTTTCTTCTTGTCGTCTTTGCCGTAGTTGTCTGCTACCGAGAAAGTGAGGACTGCATTGTTGCTGGCTGAGAAGCGCAGTTCGGGGTCTTGCCCGACTGTGCCGTGGATGGTGATGTTATTCATTTGGTTCTTCCTTCTTTGGTTGGAGGTTTATGTGTCGCATTGCTTTCTTAGGGCAAGGATGCGAGGGTGGGTCTGTTAAGACCACGAATGTTGTGAGGGTGACACCGCAGGTGGGGCAGTGCCAGTCGGTTCGGGTGTTGCCCTTCATTGTTTCCATGCTACTCGCTACCGCTACTGCTTCCTTGCCAGTGGGCTGACCCGCCATTGTCATACAGGTATTTGGCTACCTTCAGGTTACATGATGGGTCTGTCAGGGAACGTACTAACTGACGCTTTGGACGTTTGCATATCTGAGCAGTGATGGTTTTATACCCTGAATTGACCTGAAGTAACCCGACATCATAGGAACGGACAGCCCGACAGTTCTTGTAGGTGGATGCGGGCGATAGCACACAGTCGTTGTGGTCGGTACCTTTGCGGTAGTTCCAGCCAATGGCTTTGGGTTCACATTTTGACTCACGCCACATATAAAAACTGAACTCTTTGACAGGCAGGCGGTGCTTGCGGAGAAGAGCCTCGTACTGTGGGCAGGACTTGGTTGGTTCTGTCTTTGCGTGGGCTGGTGCTGGTATGACCAGCGTGATGGCAATAAGGGATGCCGTTATATATTTTCGCATAGTGCCTCCTTGTGGCTACGTTTGCGCCCCGTTTCTCTAAGGCGAGTTTAGCCTAATCGTAGGCTTGGTTGGTTTGTAAGTCTTGAATGTGTTGTGGGTAAAGGAGAAATCCTTTTGCTGGGTTGGTGCTGTTGGTTGCGAAGTCACGCTTCTGTAGTGTGTCACGGTTTGCTCTGAGATAGTTCTTCAACCGTTGCACACTCACGATAATGAACGCATCAGGTGCATACCTGTACGCCCACCACGTTGCCTGGGTCACGTTGATGCCCGACACCTTCCAACCTGCACCATTAGGATTCTGTTCTGTCTCTACAGCCATGCGTCCATTACGGTATCGGTCTGCCTTGACTTCCACTGTGCCGTTGTTGAAGGCGGTGAAGAAGTCAATCAGGTTTTGTTCACCTTCATGTCCGTACTCTAAGTCTGTTTTGAAATCAAACTTAGGGTTGTACCCTGCTATTTCCACGGGTTGTTATCGGGTTTGTAAGAGCCTCTGTTGTTTCTTAAACGTTCTCTATCTAGTTCAGAAGCAAGCCGTTCAATCTCACGACAAGCAATCAACGCCAAGTCGGGCAGGTGTGCAATGTCGGCTGCATTGTCTGCCACAATCTTGCGGATAATGACCAGTAATTCACTGTGATACATACTGTAACTCTCTCTCTTGTTTGATACTGGTGTTGTCAAAGCATCCACGATAGAAGTCTTGACCCCAGATTTCTATTGGGTGATACCCAAGTTTTGTTGCCCATGTGTCGGCTGCATAAATATCCATGCCTTCTGCTCGCCACCTGGATTTAACACTTGATTCCACTGCACCTACACGTTCGTCAAGTATTAGTCGTTCAAGCAATGGTGTTGCGTCTAGTCGTAGCCCTGCGTTGATGTTGGTTTCACGGTACTTCTTGCGGTATGCCTGTGCTTCAGCAACACAGATTTCGCATCGGCATTTGTGTTTCATGTAGGACGAACGCCCATGTTTGATGTCAGCCATTGGATGCCAACCTTTCAAGGCGGGACACTTCAGCCTCTAACGCACGTATCTGTGTCGCTAACTGGTCACGAGAAGCCTCAACTTCTTTTGCCATGTCTAAGAGTTTGCGGTATTGATGCCGCCAAAAATCCCCGTATGACATGTCACTTCCGTATACCTCTGGGGGTACTGGCATCGTGATGATGGGTCTGATGATACTCATTGTTCTAGTTCCTTTTCTTCTTGTAGTTGTAGCCATGTGTCAATGGCTTTACGTTCACGCTCCGATGGCGCTTGTAGGCGCACGAAGTCTGACGCATTGTAGATACGGTTCATTAGACATTCAAAGAGTTCACGGCTTGCCTGTTCCATCAGTACCCTGCCTGCTTCAACAACTTAACCATATCCTCAAAGCGCATGATGGCATACTGCTCTGCACCAGTGGCATGACCCTGACGCTTGACAACCAGCACACCAAAGTCTGCCCCTGCATTAACACGTTCAGCCTCAGTCTCCTGCAACCAGCCCGACAGTTCATGTCTCTTTGCTGCTTTACATTCAATAACAATAGGCGCACCACAGTTGATGTCCCCCTTGTCTAGATTGCCATGCAATGCACGACGTTCAGCATAGGGGAACCCGTTATCACGCATAAAGCGGGCGATAAGGGTTTCAAATGATGTTCCTTTAGAACGGCTCTTTGACATTATCCATCGCCTCCTTCACCAGTTGTCGTAACAGTTCAGACTTTGTGATACCGCCACGTACCTGGGTTAATAGTTCAATGTGGTACCACTGCTGTGCTGTGACACGCAAACCAAGGAACCGAGTAGAGGCATGTTCGCCTGTTGGGTCTACTGTTCTTTTGTTCGCCATCACTTCCCTGCTTTCGCTGCTGTGAATGTCTTACGCAATGCGGCAAGGTCTTTCTGTGTACCGAACCCGAACCGTACACCTGCATCCTTGTAGATAGTCATAGGGTTCAGGTCGTTGTCTACACACGCTTTGTTGAACGCTGTGATTTGTTCTTCGCTGAGGGGTGCGTCATCAGGGAGGGCTTGCTTTGGTGCAGGCTTGGCTGGTTGTGGCTTGTCACCATCAAGGTCAGCCCACTGGTTTCTGGTCCACAAATTCAACGAAATTCCGAAACGCATGGAAGCGTTACGCAAGAAGTCCCCGATGAGTTCCTTCTCGTAGTCTCCCTTGTCAGCCTTGACACTGCCGACACCGAGGAGTTCTTTGCCGTGGACTGTGAGCCAACCCCACATCGTTGCTGTGCCGTTCTCAACGTGGATAGCAGGACGACCCTGCACCCAACCGCATGGTTCCCATGACCAGTACGGGTCAATCTCAATGAGGATACGAGTGATGTCTGCGTGTCCAACGAAGTCCAACTTGGTTCCACCCTTGGGTAGTTGCTGGATAATTGATGGGTCTGGCTTTGCGTAGTCCTTCAGGATTTTCCTGAGTTCTTCTGCTTTGTTCTTGTCTTCCACTGTTGTTACCTTTCTTGGTGTTGTGTATGTGTAAGAAGTTTCCATTGTTATTCGCCTTTCAAACGGAGTGTTCGTGATGATGTTGTCTTAACGTACTGTGCGTACATGTCAGGGTTCTCTGCCTGGAATCGTTTAGCGTCAAACCAGTCACGCTTGTATCCCTTCCATGTTGCAACAGTTGCACCGTTGATTGTGGCAGATTCGTTCTCGCCAATCAAGTCACACAGTTCAGCCTTCAATCTATCTTCCATCGCTTTGTATGACGACAGTTCAGACTTGACATGCTTTAACTGTGCAATCAGTTCTGTCACTGATGGGTTCAGTTCTACTGACTCACCATTGAACCGTTGGTAACGAGTAGAGATTGTCTCGTAAGAGTAGACCACACCTTCGGGGTTCATGCCAAGTGCGATTGCGTTCAGCCATTGTGCCGAGGACGAGAGGTGTTCCAACTTTTCTTCGTCAGTGATGTTCTGCTCTACGATTGTGAGGCGCAATGTGTTGTCAAAGATTGCCCACGTCACACGCTTAGCGTCAGAACAGATGGCTTGCTGGACACCCTGGATTTTCCAGTAGTCAGGGAGTGTGCCTGAGTATTCACGGCTAGTTGTTTTCACTTCAAGGATGTGGCGTGTCTCTTCGTTCCATCCGTCAAGGGTGGAGATGAGGTGTGCGCCTTGTTCATCGTCGTAGCAAAACAGTTCATCGGGTGTTTCAAACTTGATACCAAGTCTGTCGCCTGCCCACTGGATGATGGTGTCTTCAAGGCGGTTGCCTGTTTCCATCGCTGCGTTGGGAGGGATAGGTGTCGGTGCAATTCCTGACAGCAGTTCTGCTGCGTATTGGTCTTGCTTGACAAATGGGTGTAGTCCGTAGATGGCTGCTGCTGCACTAGCGGAGATGCGGCGGTTGCCGTTGTTATCTTCGTAGCGTTGGTTCAGCCATGCTTGTGAACCGTGTGGTGCTTTTGGTATGCGATACCGTGTGAAACTCATTGAGTTCCCCTTCCTTCGTGTTATGTGTAAATCACTTTACAGGAGGGGTGTGTCAATTACAAGGGGTAAGTACCAAAGTTTTTCTAACCATGCCTACGGGGATGTAGAACAGGTTGATTCCTTCTCCTTCATGGAAGGATTGGAGCAGTGTCACATGGTCTTTCTTGCCACCTGGGTCTTCAGATGGTACGAGGAAACCTACTGAGTGGACCAGGGTTTCGCCGTCGTCTTCTACGGTTTCTAGTGTGAGCCATCCTGCGTCACCTCCGCAGGCATCTGCCCATTCAATTAGAACTACTGGGTATTCAGTCTTCATTGGCTGCTGGCTCGCCTTCTGTGCGACACTCTGGGCAGTAGCGCCCTTGTGATTGGTGCCATGCTTCTTCGCAGGTTGGGCATACGTAGATGTGGGACAGCGAGGTCATGGGTCTAGGTTACTATGCCGCTTGGTTGGTGCGTAGCAGGTGGTTTATCCGTTCAACAATTCGGATGAGTTCTTCTTCTTCTGGTCCACGAACCACCACTTTCATGAGGAAATTGCGGATTGTGATTAGTTCTGCGAGTGTCATAGGACCGATAAGATTATCAGTCTGGCTTAGTGATATACGTTTCCACGAGTGTTAAACGATTCTCAATTCTGTCAAGAGAATCCCGCAACGAAGAACCACTATTCGGTTTCATCTGTTCCTCAACAAACCCCATCGCCTTCTCAATGCGCTTAGCCCAACGGTACATCGGCAGTAGCAACCCACGGTGAATAACACCAAGAGAAGCCACTGCCGCAGCGACCATGCCAAGGATTTGAATGACGGTCACTTCCCGTCACACCACTGCCAGTGCCAGTGTTCAAACTCTGGTGACTTGATGTTGCTTCCCTGAAGATAGAACCCGAACGTAGGACCGTTCTCGCACATCCACTTAAAGCCCTTCTTAGCCGATGCCATGCCGACAATGTTGCCACCCTTGCCTTCCACTGCCAGGTCAATCGCAAGACCCCAGCCGTGGTTAGAACCTGACTTACCTGTCGGGTCTGGTGCAGCCGATGGTGCCTTGCCCTTCTTGAGAATCCAAGTCTTGCCGTCAAACTTACGGGTCACTGTGTTCTTCTTGCCGAGGCGTGGGTCGTTAGGCTTTGCTACTTCGTAGCGGTCCATGAACATGGCGAACTGTCCGTCATAGGAACGGTAGTCACCGATGTTGCGGAGTTGAATACCTGCTGCCATTGCTGCGTCATACATTTTGTTGAACGCTTCGGCTGCTTCCTTATACATCTTGCCACCAGTCTTCACACCAACAAGAAGACTCTTGTCAAGGCGACCATTGATTTGACCTTTCAAACCTGTAGGTACTACTAACTTTTTATATGGGAGTGTCTTTGACATTTGTTTGTTCCTGTGTTGCTTTCGTTGGTTGGTGGGTGTACTATTTCTATTGCCTCAGGCGGAGTTCTTTTTCCCTTTCTCCTTCGCCTGGGGCTTTTACTATTTACTCATCAGTTGCAATGTTAAATATGGCTGCAAGGATGAGAACGACAAGGGTGGACACGCTGATAATCAAAGCCTTGGACAGCGTGGGTCCTGAAAGGGTGATGAGAACAAGCCCTGTTCCTGATGCCCAGAGAAGTATGGAAACGATAACGCCTAGATATTTACGCATGGGTACAAATCTACCATTTCATGCGAGTCGTGGCGGCGGCTGCCATTGTGACTGCGGCTAGGGTGACAAGGGTTCTGCGGGTGGATACGGGGACGGTAGAACCGAGGGGTACATAGGTATCTAATTCCCCACTGAAGATGTCTACGGTGTCCTCAAAGGCTTCTCGTACCTCTGTAGGGGCTTCTTGTACTGAGGCTACAAGTTCTTCTAACTGCTCATCCGTGAGGTCTTCTATGACCAGGGCTTCAAAGACTTCGGTGGCTTCGTCTGCTGTGATGGTGGCAAGAACTTCAGGGTTCAGGGCTATCTCTGCTGCTTGTTCTTCTGTGATGTTAGGTGGTATTGTTGATGTACTCGTAGGAATGGGGACAGGTAATGTGGGTTCTGGAATGGGGAGCGTTGTTGTTGGCGGCATTGACGTGCTGGACGACGTGGTTGTGGTTGAAGGAGCAGAAGTAGATGTGGTGGTTTGAAGTTCAGTTGTGGAAGGCGCAACGGAAGTGGAAGAAACTACAGGCACGAGGGTTGTCGTTGTGGTTGTGGTTGACACTTCTGTGGTGGTTGTCGTTTGTTCTGTTGTTGTGGTCGGAGGGACAGTAGATGTCGTTGTTGTACGAGGCGGGTCCGTGGTTGTTGCTTGTGGGAGCGTTGTTGTGGGTAACGATACGAGGGTGGTAGCGACAGCACCCTGCCCATAGCCCAGTTCGTACTGAACATTCCATGTAGTGCCGTCACGCCAAACATCAGGTTGCCAACAGCAAGTGCCAGCCCGTAGACGATACCTTCCAGGCTGTAGTTCTACAGACAAATAGGATTGCAAACCGTTGTAGTCATCGTTGCTGACAATCAGTTCACCCGTATCTGTATACAGCCATAGTTGCGGGTCAGATAAGTAGCCCTCAGACTGGTAGGTTTGCGCTACGAACTGTGTTGGTTCTGTGTATTCAAACCAAATATCTGTTGGTCTGGTGATGATTGGGTTTTCTGCGCTGACACTAGATGACAGCATCAAAACGCAGAAGATTACCCCTATTAAAAGTGTGGCGGCTCTAGTGAGCCTGGTCGTCACGCTTCACACCGAAGGCTGCGTCCACTTCATGTGCTTCTAACTTGCCATCAAGAGATGACTTTGCAAGGTTAACAAGTACGTCTGCGATTGCGTGGAATCCACCGAGGGCTGCTGAGTACCACAACGGGATAGACACGCCTGTGCCTACGGAGTTAATGATGCTAGAGCCTGTGATGATTGTAAGGCTGGACATGATGAACAACGCTACGATGCGGCTTGCTACGTCCTTAGCAATCTTTAATGACAACATGGGGGTCTCCTACTGGTTAGCCCCTCCAGGTATGGGTATACCTTAGCAGGTTTAGTCATGCTTAATGATGTAGTTGATTAGGGCTGATGGCTGAACATTGCCATGTGTAGTACCAGTATCAACGTTCGTGACCGTGATGGCTGTACCTACGGTGGCTGTGATGCCAGTTGTTGCGGTATTGACATAGCCAGTTTCTACTGTGCCACCATCTAAGACAAGCGCACCATTAATACCACCGCTTGTGGTTGATATATCAAGAGTGTGTTCGTGTCCAGGGTCAGTAATCGTGACAGTCCCAGAAGTAAGAACTGCGGTGTTTGCGTGGCTGTGAGTGGCAACGCTAGTTGTTGAACCAAACTTAGAAAGCAAAGCCCCATCAAAAGGTGCCGAACCCTTGCCTACAAGAGTATGACCTCTTAGGTCGGGGGTTGTAGAACCAACGAGGGCAGCCAATGCTGTGTAGCCAGTAGTGGTTGTACCGTCACAAAGCAACCAACCTGTTGGGGCTGTTGCACCTGCGTATGCACTAATAGTACCGACAGGGACAAGCCTGTTAACTACAGCAGTAGCCAAGTCTTCTAAAGCAACTGTGCCGTTGACAAGGTTCGCTGAAGCAACTGTTACATCGGTTGGCAATGCACCAGCACCCAACTTGCTTGGAGCAATAGCAGCCGAGGCGTTAATGTCAGCATTGACGATTGCACCGTCAAGGATTTTACCTGACGTAATAGCCGAGTCAGCAATGCCATCAGCAGTGATTTGCGCCCACTTCACACCACCGTCAGCAACACTGGAATCAGCAACCAATACCTTATTGTTGTTGCCTGAACCGCCAGTAGCAATTGTTTTAAAACCAGAAGTTCCATGAACCACAATGTCACCATTGGTGGTGTACTTAGACACTAACTCGTTAGCCTGGTTTGCCTCAGTAGCAGTGAACACAGGGTAGATAGTTGCACCAACATCGTGCGCCCTGTCCGTGGTGTCATCAGCGCCACGACCATTAACCGATGCTGACCAGGCTGAAGTAACAGCAGGGTCAACCACCGTCAACGTAGTGGTGGAAGCATAGATAACACAAATCTTTTCTTCCTTTGCGGTTCCAGCGTCAACCACAACAAAGAACGGTGTCCCACTTGTTGACCAGCCAGACATCGCTGTTGCAAGGGTGATGCTTGTAGCGTTAGCAGCAAGACCACTACCACCTAAAGCGTTTGATACTGGCGCACCTTTATAAGACCTGCGTGAATAAGCCATTGTTATCTCCTAGTTTTCCACTGAACGCAAGGTTACAACAAGCGTCCCGTTAAATTGCCATGTGTTCCCCTGCGAATCTGACGCATCCCACTGTAAGTCTTCCAAAATAACTGAGTGGGTAACAGAACCAATTTGTAAAGTGATAATGCGAGGAGAAGCAATCAGACCGTCAAAGAAAATTTGTTCTTCATCTACGTCGTAGTAATACTCTTTGCCACGGACAGTGACCGACTGGTGAAGCAACACGGGAACAACGAATACTTGTGAACGGAATGGGGCGGCATAGGCTCTAGCCATCCAACGGGTGAAGGTCGGACCTGTTGAGGTTGCGGTGGAAGACCTGGCAAGGGTGAACTTAAACGCTGCTTCAATGGCTCGTGTGTCTGAACCATCAAACGAGTTTTCAATGTCGTTGCCTGTGTCCCATACACCAACTTCTTGGTAGTCGCCGTCGTCTAGTTTCAGGTAGGAAGTGATGGAGCCGATTAGCGGAGTAGAACGTGTGTCAATTTTGGCTACGAACTTACGGTCAGGAATACCCCAACGCCAAGTGCCTGTCTCAATCTCTCCTGTAGCAACAAGGTTCGCAGAGTCCTCTACGATTACACCTACACCTGAGATGGTGAAGGCACGTTTCCCACCAATAGACGCTACTGATTTAACTGCTCCTGTATTGGTATACATGAGGTCTGTTGCGTATGCGGGGGTGTTGGTTGCGGTAAAGACTGACAGGTCAAGCCTGCCAAGACCGCTAGATACACCGTCGTAGTTGGTGTATGCGAACCAGATGAAGCGGTCATCAGATGTAAAGTCGTTAACTGCGCCTGTGGTTGGGATGATTGCGCCTGCGAGAAGGTTTGATTGTGCGTCTGAGGAACAGAAACGAACGCCCTTGTTTGAACCGATAGCAATAAATCCAAGGTAGCCGTGGATGGCTGTGACTATTTCACCGACTGGTAGTTCAAGGGCTACGACAGGAACATCAAGAGTACCGTCTGCTTTGATGGTAATTTTGTAGACGAGGCTTTTGTCCCCTGAATGTCCTGCTGCATACACAGCGTTTTGTCCTGCTGCTGCGCCAGCCCATCGGAATGTCGTGTCAGGGTTGTCAAAGAAAACAGTGTGTGAACCTGAACCAAGACCGATTTGGTATAGGTCTTGGTCTACTGCTGCAAAGCCACGACCTTTGGCGTAACCAAAAGCAGAATAGGTTTGGTCATCTGTGCCTGATGTGGGGTAAAAGAATGTGGCAGTAGTTGAACCTGGTGTGGTGTACCAAATGTCGTTGCCTGTCCAAGCAATAAAAACATTCTGCCCGTTGGTTTCTAAACCAGTGATTGCCGTTGACGGCACTGGGCTGCTACCACCAGCAATGGTCGCAACAGCAGTCCATGTAGGGGTAGCGGCATACGGGTTGCTGGAGAACTTGACGACACCACCGTCTGCGACATACAGATATTCTGTTCCGCCTGATTCCACCACACAACTAAAAAGATTTGTGCTGGTCGTACTAAGAGACAACTTAGTTGTGTTAAGCAACGACAACTGTCCTTTAGTCCAAGGGTCAATACCTTTAGATTTATAAAACCGATAGTTCTGCGAATCAGCAGTGTCAGCATAAACCTGTCCTGCACCACTGTGCCAAGAGTCCTGACCACGCCTCCACAAACCACCAGGGTTAATAGCACCCTCACCAGGAGTGGTTGAATCGTCCGTTGAATCACGAACACGCTGCTCATAGCCACGTTTAAATTGTCCAGATTTCTGGTCAATCATAAAAGGACGACCATCAATAGCAACAGGGAAAGTATGCGGCACTAAAGACGATGAGGCTGTGCCAGAGAAATAAGGTGGCGTACCAAAATACGGCAGTGTGAAGGTAGGAACCGCCATCGCTTAATCCCTATTAAGGAATGTTGGGTATTGCCTCATAAGTTTTGATGCTTCAGACGTGATGCGGTCACGACGCATACGCAACAAGTTAGTGATTGAGTTACCAACAGAACCAGGTGGCACCTCATCAGAACGACGAGTATCACCTTGAGATTCTGTGAAGTTACGTTTGATTTCACGAGGACCAACCAAACGAATCTGTGAACCAAGAATCAAAATGTCTTCACAGGAAGTTGGTAATCCAGCGACGTTCTGAATGTTCTGTGTTTCAGTTGTGATATTGGTAAACGGTGACTTATATACAATAATCATTCGTCCTGCACGAACCTGCTCGTCAAAACGAATGGCGTATCCAGTGTTGAAGTCATCGTTAGGAAGGTCACGAATGAGTCGGCAACGACGCACCTTGATGTAGTCCGTTGATATGTAGCGTAACGAAACTGAAATCAAGTCAATGATTTTGTCTGTCGTTGGCAAGTTAACCATCAGGTCGGTGCCGTTGTAGTTCAACTCCAAGATTTTGATTTGAAACAAACCATTCATCGGAGATGCCAAGTCATCCAGTTCGGCGTTCATTGCTTCTAGAATTTGCGCCCGTGGAAACTTAGGGTCAACAGTTGCAATGGAAGATGCGGCATGGGCTGCGGCAGTTGTGCCGTTCCATCCTCGCTCAACAGTCACAGACTTTGAACCAGCAGAAATTTCCCAGACATACATCAGTTCGCTGTCTATTTGGATAACACCACCAGGGCGCATACCGCTAAGGTCGTATTGAAATGTGACGGTAGTGGTAGATGCGTTGATGGCAACAGTTGTTTTGTTACGTTCTTCTACAACACCAGACATTAACTGGCGTAGAGTGCGGTCTACTACGGTGCCGACTGAGGACATTTACTTCTTCTTAGCCTTAGCCTTACGCACTGGAGCCTTCTTGGACTTGTCCATCTTCATGCCTGTTTTCTTGGCTTCAGCCTTAGCCATAGCCATTCCCTTAGCGTTGTATGGGAATTCTTTTTTTCCGACCATTGGCATGGTTTGCTCCTAATTGTTGAGGTGCCTACATCATAGCCGATACCATGAGAGGTTGGCTTGGAGCCTTTCATCATCTGGTTTGATGGCTAATGCTTCGCTTCCGTGGAACCAGGCTTCGTCGTGGTCGCCAAGATGGTAGCAGGCAAGCGCCATGTAATCATGGATTTCCCAACCCCATGCTTCTGGTTCACAGAAGTAATCTGTTGGCTTGGTTGTCGTTCGGAACGCCATTTCGCAGGCGGCTCGGCAGGCAGTCCAGTCTTCACGGGTGCGGTAAAGGTTTGCTAGGTCTACCCAGTTTTCACGGCGGGTCGGGTCTTCTGCTACTGCTTTGTAGAGGTGGTGTTCGGCTGAGTCGGGGCGCATCTTTGCCATGTAACGATGTGAGGCTGCTCGTTCTGGGTTCCATTGCGAGATGCTGAGGTGCCGTGTGAAGTGGTGTTGGGCTAGTGCGTAGCGTCCGTGGTAATAGTATTCACGGGCTAGGTAGAACTGGCTGCGTTCATCGTTGGGGTTTTCTTCGGCTGCCAGTTTCAGCATCTCTAGGTATTGACCACGTGATTTGGTGTTGTCGGGGTGGTGGTGTATTTCTAAATTGTAAACATAGGTAGAGTTTTCTGTTGCTACTGGCGTGAGGACTTCATGGATTGGGTACTTCCATATGTGACTATGCCTGCCGTGGATGCGACCAATGGTAAACGATTGCCCTTCTGAACCGTCATCATGGAATGTGGTTACGACCTTGTGTTTAACCATGTTGATATCTGGGGATAAGTTTTCTAGGACTTGTCGCCAGCCTGGGGTTAGCACCTCGTCCATATCTAGTGAGATGCACAGGTCTATGTCGTCAGGAAGGCAGGTGAGTGCCACGTTGCGGGCGTGGTCAAATCTCCACGGGTCAAAAGTTTCTGTTTCTACAGTGACATCACAGTCCCATGCTATTTGACAGGTGTTGTCTGTTGAGCCTGTGTCAAGGATTAACCGATAGTCGGCTTCCTTACAAGACTCAGCCCATCGTGCGACATGCTTCGCTTCGTTCTTAGCGATTGTGTATACCGCTATTTTCATAGCCCCTCCTAAAGATTTAAAACAGTTTGCTTGTTCCTGAAGAACCTTACTTGATTGTCAAAGAAAGGTTTGTCTGCATCACGGATTGGCTCAACGTAGTAGTCGTTGAACCTTTGAATACCAGCGTCAAGTTCTGCCTGCTCCAATGCTTGCAAACCGTAGGTATCTTCAATGCCGTGGATTTTGAACAGGGCTGACAGTGATGATGAAGCCATGCGCTTGAACACCATTGTCTTGATTGCGTCATCCAGGGCGGGGATGTTTGATGGTCGTACACGGGCTGTCTCGCTACCTGCTAGGTAGTTGCTGATTTGCATAGGGGGCAGGGAGGCTAGGGCTGTGCGTTCTTCTGTGGTAAACCCAAGGAAGTCAAGGAATGTTTTGGCTGCAACTGCTGCTTCGTCTGTGCTGTTGAATGGTTGTTCAGCGAGGACTGACCATTCGTAGATGAGGCGCATGGTTTCCTGAAGTGTGCGTCCAGTGACAGGAGCAATGCTGTTGTTCACTTTTTCATTAGCAAGTTGTGTCTTCCCTGTTGCTTCTACATAAACGAGATATCCAGCGTTGTTTAGGTTAAGCAACGATTCGTAAATAACAATTTGTGTTACTTCGTCAATAACGATTTGGTGATTATCGTCGGTGAACTGCCAAGGACCATACATTCCTCTGTGGCATCGCCAGTCCCCACCGTCAATAGGGATTGACTTTGCGAAACTAAATGTTCCAAGGCTTGCGTCTAGTGGTCGGTCATAAATATCAATGATGCGTTCAAGTGGGCAAAGGTTGAGTACCTGGACTGTCCCATCGCAGAACACGGTGAGGTTATGCAGGGGAAGTTTCTGGAATGGATGCACCCATGCAGCGAGTAGTGTCCCGTCTTGCAGGACAAATAAGTCAATGAAATCAACCGATTCGTTACCTGTTGGTGTTTGAATCCATACGTCAACTTCTGTTGCGTTCTTAGGCAGCCTGTCAAGGATGAAGAATCCTCGGTGTGTTGCAATAATGTTTGTTGTGAATGGTTGTGTTTGAATCATGCTAATGCCGTACTTGCGTAGTATTGGAAGTAGACACGACCTGGCGAACCTGATGCGCTTCCTTCTCCTTGACCACCAACACCATAGTTGCCTCCACCGCTTGCGCCGTTACCGTTGCGTCCATCGCCACCACCACCGCCACCGAATGTGCCGCCACCGTAGGTACAGGAAGATGCGCCGCCGCCATTGCCACCAATTTCATTTGTTACATCGCCGTTGCCACCGCCACCTGCGTTGCCTCCACCGCCACCGCCTGCCCATGCAATCAATGCGCCGTTTTTATCATTGGCTCCATACCCAACGCCACCAAGGTTTCCTGAACCACTAGAACCAGCACGACCAGTATAAATATCTGTGCTTGCTCCACCGCCACCTGCTGCCGAGACACCTAGGTTAGAAATAGAAGACGACCCTCCTGACGCAGCGCCGCCACCGCCTGCTCCTAGAACAACAGAAATAGCAGTGCTTGAACCACTAGCAAAAGTCAATGATGCAGACGAATAGCCTGCTCCACCACCGCCACCGCCACCTTGGTTATATCCACCGCCACCACCGCCGACTAACTGAACGGAAGTAATTGATGGGACAACTATTGAACCGCCAGTAGGGGTGACAGTCGGGATAGTGATGTTCCAAGTCCCTGATGTTGTTTTACTAAGTGTTTGCAGGGACCAGGTAGTGAATGACGAAGAAGAAGTTGTGGTTGTGCCGATTGCGTTGGTTGCTACACAACGGAAATAATATGTGGTGCCAACAGACAAGCCAGTGATGTTGGCATACGAAGAAACACTTTGCCCAGTAATCGGTGTAGTCGCAGCGTTAACTTCGGTGAATGAAGAAAAGTTATTGGTTGTGTTGTATTGGAACTTTACTGTTGTTGAGTAGAAGTTTGCGCTAACAGTTGCGTTGAG